CCTGCCCACGGCTCCNGCCCCNNCNCCAACACAGACCGTGANGNATGTCGCCTCCAACTCAGGTCCGGAGGCACCGGAGCGTGCAGCTGAAGAGGCGATAGACGATCCGGAGACGTTCTTGGAGGGACTACTCAACGGCACGATCGAACCGGCTGCGCCTACGACAGAGTGCGAGGAAGTCACACAGCGTGTGACGACTCCTGCGACCGACGCGATCTTCACCGACTCCGACGAACGCGAGGAAGGCGCGCAGGTGCAGCCGCTGAAGATGCCCACGTTCACGGCGGATGANTTCGCTGAGACGATGGACATCCGCAACTTCGCAACACTCGTGACGCTCAACACGGCACGGTGGCACGCGAAGGTGAAGGATCGACAGGCTGCCAAGTCCGCAGCGGCAGCGAACGATGCGGATGAAGGTGCGTTCGAGGTCCGCAAGCGTTTGCTCGTAGGTGCTGACAGCCTGCTGAAGGCGGTTCACAAAGCGATCGACGAAGCACGGGCCGCGCACTACGAGATGACGCTGCCGTGGTCAACGACATCCATGCATGATGTGGGTCGGCGCACTGGCGGACGGTTGCTTCCCAATACGCTGTTCGTGGAGTACACCACGGTGATGGCGCAGAAGAAGCAGCAGATGCAGGAAGCACTGGCGAAGTTCATCCCGGCGTATCCGCAGCTCGTCGAGGAAGCGAAGAAGAAGCTGGGCAAGCGATTCGACGCACGTGAATATCCCAATGCGTCGAGCATCGCTTCGCACTTCAATCTGTCCTTCGACTTCCAGCCGATCCCTAAGGGCGACGACTTTAAGGGCCTGCCGCAAGCGCAGCTCGACGCGCTCGCAGCNAAGATCAACGAGAACACACGAATCATGGCGGAGAACGCCATGCAGGAAGTGTGGATGCGACTGTACGACGTGGTGAGCAAGATGGCGGAGCGACTTTCATCGCCCGACAANCTTTTCCACAACACGCTCGTACAGAACGTGCGAGACACGGCCCGGCTACTTGCTCACCTAAACGTGACGCACGACGCCAGGGTTGAGGCCCTTCGCAAGAAGGTGGAGAAATACCTCTGCCAACACGAGCCCAAAGTCCTGCGTGAGAATCCCGTGATCCGCGCGCAGGTCGCCGCTCACGCTCAGTCCATTATCGAGGAGATGAACAATGCGCATTAAAGTCGAACGGATCTATAAATTTGTCATTAGATTCGTCATTGGATTCGCCATTGGATTCGTCCTTGGAAAGTGGGGGTAACAAGTAATGCCAAAGTTCATTGGGAGCACAATTGAGGGAGCGAGACCGCTTTCTGAATGCCCCGACGATGCGTATCCGCTTTGCCGTCTAACTTATGCACAGTGTCGGTTACTTCGCCCCGAAGATGTGTTCTATGAACTGAACACATCTGATCGGGGTGGGCCGGGGAGTCTCGCGAAGCGATGGTATAACTGGTATGCGCCGGTCGTGGCCGTTCTCGAAAACTCGCGCTCTACAACATCAATGAAGAACCGGGCGGCGGCAGCCGCTGGTTCGTTTCTCAGAGTACGGAGTAGATAAAACATGAGTCAGGAACATCCGCGTTTCACTGAAGTGAAGACGGCCATGCTCATGCATGTGCCGTTCTTCTCGTCGCTGCTCTTCGACTTGATGAACGTCGAGATCGGCAAGTTTCCACACATCTTCGGTGGGCTCACGCCCACCGCTGCCACGGACGGCAAGAACATCTACATCGATGAGGACTTCTTCGCGAAGCTCAAGCTTCCCGAGGCTGTGTTCCTCGTGTGCCACGAGATCGGGCATGCCATGTGGCAGCACATGGCCCGAGCGCGGCACTACAAGGACATGGGCTTCGAGGGCGAGCCATTCGATCCGCGTCGCTGGAATCACGCCGGCGACTATGTAATCAACGACATGCTCGTGAAGAGCAACATCGGCAAGATGCCCGAGGGCGGACTCCTCGATCCGAAGTACACGCACGACATGCTGGTCGAGGATGTCTACCGTGATTTGAAGGGCAAGATGCCGCCGCAGAAAACTACCACCGTCTGCATCGGCAAGGGGCAGGGGCAGCAAGCCGAAGACGATGGGAATACGGGCGACACACTGGACGTGCACATTCATGCTGTGAGCGACATCAACAACGCCGAGATGAAGCGTGCGATCCAGACAGCGATGGAAGCGGCCAAGGCGATGGACAAGCTGCCGGCAGCACTGGAGCGCTTCGCGTCGAACTTCCTCAAGCCGCAGGTGAGTTGGCAGGAGAAACTGCGCTACCACATCACGCGAGCAATATCTCGTGATGCGACGACGTGGACTCGGCCGCATCGTCGGCGATTGATTACACAGGGTGTGTACTTGCCAACGTACACCGGCTTCGGCGCTGGCGATGTCGTGGTTGTGGTCGATACTTCTGGCTCGATTAGAGAGCGCGAGTTGAATGTGTTCTTCAGCGAGCTGGACGACATCCTCACGACATGCAACCCGACCGGCGTCACGCTCATCGGCTGCGATGCTGCGATCAGCAGCATTCATCATCTGATGGCTGGCGATTCGCTGAAGGACAATCCACCGAAGCTCGGCGGAGGCGGCGGCACGTCGTTCCGTCCACCGTTCGAGTGGGTGGACAAGGAAGGGGTGACCCCGAGNGCGTTGATCTACTTCACGGACATGTACGGCGACTTCCCTCCTCAGGAGCCGGCGTATCCGACCATTTGGTGCAAGACGACAAGCGTCAAGGCACCGTGGGGCGAAGAGATCGAAATTAAGATCAAAGCATGAGGATTGAGCCTATGGCGAAGCAACTGCAACTCCCCCTCGTGATGGCGACGGGGAAAGTACTGCGAATGAGCGACATCCCGACCGTGCACCCCGGACGAGACCTACTTCGGATGCGTTTGCGTGAGCAGGTGGCGAAGTATCTCCACCGGCTGCGCTTCACGTTGCCCTTCCCGTGCACCCCGGACGAGACCTACTTCGGATGCGTTCCCGACGTGATCCGCAAGTGGCATGACGATGGGTTTTTCAAAGGAGACCGTCCACTGCCGAGCAAGGCGAACAATCTCTTGCTCACCATGTTCCATCTACCACACCGTCCGAACGCCCCACTACCGTTGGGCACGTGCGACCCGGACATTCTACACGTGTGTGTCGAGCCCCTAGAGCAGTACCTTGAGGCGACGCGTGGGGCACGTGGGTTCGAGAAGGTGTTCTGGTTTCGAGCACCGAACCACGTGCCGCTCCCGCGCAATTCACAGCAGACACCGTTCTTCCTCAACGCCGATCATCCGAAGGCAAGCGAGATCCACGAGTGGGCAACGCATGCATTCGAGATCGAGAACGAGATCGATCGCGCGATGAAGATAATCGATGTCTACTCCAAGTTCGTCTCGACGGCAGCACAGGTGCGGTATACGTGGCCTGAGCTACTGAACTTCGTGACGTTCAAACGGAGGATGCAGCACCATGACCGAAGCGACATGAACGATTCACTGTCGTTCAACGAGCGCGAACTGCTCAAGACGAAGGTAGCGCGTGCCATACGGCCTGCCGACAAGGAGTATCTGATCACGCAGTTGACAACCGCAGCCATGCTGCCTGAGAGGAATCCTCCACTGACGGCATGGGTGAACTTCTATACGGGAGAAGTGGAAAATGGGTGAGCGAAGAAGAGCGCGCAGAGGGACAGCGGCGCAGGGGTTCGTAAAGGAAGACCTGGTAAAAAAGATCGGACGGCTGATGGATAATCGTCGTCGCATACTCGCGCCGTTTCCGGTAGCGGCGGAAGATCTGTATTGGCTTGCGTGGACGAAGCAAGAGCGAGCGGCAATCGAGCTGTTGTTCCCTTACAGGGAGAGCTTGTTCAAGACGAGCTCTGTGTTGTTGATAACGAACTACGAGTTAGACTCGAAGAAGTACCGTATCACGGTGTGTCTGCCGCAGCAGATGCCGGCTAAGCAGCGCTTCAACACGATCGTGGAATGGGGCGATGTTCCTATTGAGTTAGCAAAGCCGATCATGGATTGGTTCCCCATATGGAAGCAGCACAAGGATGAGCGCGATGAGTTGCTGGCAAAGCTCGAAATCGTGGCGGATTTCTGTAGGACCTATGGGCAGGTGTATCGAATCTGGCCCGATCTTTTGGGGTTCTTCAACGAGAAAGGCAGGGAGAAAATCAATTCTGCCAAGATGAAATCGAAGCTGCCTGACGAATTGCTTGTGTGGGATCATAAGCTAGGGAAAAAAGTTCTGATAGAACAATTCCGTCCAGCGGCGTTTGAGCGTTTTACAACGATAATTGCAGAGTGCCTGATGTTGCCTGAGATCGACGCACAGGAAGTCGGATCAATCGAGCCGATGATTTGAGTCACACACTGTGTGACGAATGTCTCAATACTTCACTGTTAGGATGGGAGACGACGATGAACACAATGACGACGAACACGCTGACAACTCAGATCGAGACGGCCATGCCGGCCGTTGTGCAGGCCCAGGCGGCCGACGACGCCGCAATCCAGGCAGCTGCCGATATCCTGGCTGCCACGATAGACGTGGTGCGGCCGGGACTGCGCGCGCTGACGCGACGCCGACCCCTGCCGTGGAACTACGACAGACGGGCTCTGATACTGCGCCGCCGGCAGTGCCATGACGGCAGCATCATCCTGACCGGGATAGGCGAGCGCGAGCACCCTCGCGCTCAGTATGCAGTGACGGGCCGGGTATCGGGATGGGCGTACGTGTTGCGCCGTGACGGCTCGCTCGCGCGGCGGACCTACCGGGGTACTCATTCGGATTTCCGCGACTACTGTCGCGTCACGTGGACGGACTCGCCGGCCACGCCGCGTGATGTGGTCTCGTGGAGCACGTCGGGGCCCCTCTCAGACCTTGAGGACTGCCTCGCAGCGCTACGCGATGCCGCCGAGGCTGTGGCTGGCATGTCCACCGCTGCTCAGCGCCGGGCAGACAAGCTCTGCCGGATAGCAGAGCTGTTGACCGCGTAATGAGGAAGGTTAAATGGCTAAAAAACACTTTGTGCACGTATCCGGCTGGACGTACGCCAACTTCATCTTGTCACTGCCGGTGCTCATTGTCGGGTTTGTGTACCAATGGGCGCGCGACATGTTCAACCGTGGGCGTACGTTCTACGACATGCTTACCTGAGATCTAAAACACGCAACCCCCGATGAACCAAGCGTCAGTTCTACGCTGCGCCTTCATCGGGGGTTTTATTTTGTCTGCGCGAGCGAGTTGACTATCATCGTTTCGTGTGTAAGATTTTCGCTTAGTACCTCCCCGAATTATTTGAATCAGCGGTGATCTCTTTGGGAGCAACACGAAATGACGAATCCGAAGCTCGGGCAGCCGGTGAAGAACCGGTACAAGGTCCCTCAGAAGATGTGGTGTAAATGGAGTAATCACGCCAAGAAGGTTTTCAACACGATGATGGACGCGATGCGACCGTCCATGCAGTTCGCCTTCCTGCATCCCGACTGTCCGCCGATGAAGAAGGAGCATTGGGCCACAACGCGCTGGAATGTTTCGTGGGAGGCCGCACAGGCAGCGAACGGCGGGCGGCGGCTGGATCGGGCCATCACCGTGAAGCGCGGCTCCAAGAAGCAGGGGGTGCGCCGTGGCAAGTAACGGAAACATCGCTCCAGATAAGATTCTGGAGGAAGCCAAGAAGACCCTGTTCCAACGCGCGGCGGACTACGACGGCAAGGGGTATCAGGGCGGCGAGCGCTCGATGAAAAAGACCGTCGAGATTTTCAAGGCGTTTACAGGAATCGAGTTATCAGAACTCGATGGCTGGCGCTTTCTCCTATGCCTCAAGCTCGCTCGCAGCACGAGTGGCAAACCCAAGCTCGACAGCTACGTGGACATGGCCGGCTACGCCGCGCTGGCCGGGGAATGTCACCTTGCGACGCGGTTCGGTCCGGTAAAAACTGACGCGCCATGAACGCGCGAGTATCGCTGAACCTTCCACGAGACTGGCAGCCGCTCGTGGAGGCAGCGCAGGGCGCAGGATGGAGCGTCGCGAAGACACGAGGCAATCACGTGAAGTGGGTCTCGCCGACTGGCGCTGTGGTGTTCAGCGCCAGTACACCATCAGATCACCGCGCGATCTACAACATCCGCGCACAACTACGACGACATGGTTTGCAGATATGATCAAGGAGCGAAGCATGACCGACACAATAAAAACCTTCGGATCTGGACGCTGTAACAGGAGGGACTGATCGTGAACTACCGCGAGTTATTGAAGAAGTACATCGGCCATGTCGCTGGATGTGAAGGCGTGTCGTTTATTGGCCCGCGGTACATGCCCAACGAGTTCACTGACGAGGAATGGGAGGAGCTTCAGCGCCTCGATGAAGAGCTGCTAGAGGAGGAGAAGCGACAACGTGGAAGTCACGGCAAATAACCGGCCGCAGGTGCAGATCTGATGCGCTTCGTCACACTCGATTTCGAGACGTACTACGACAACGAGTACTCGCTCAAGAAACTCACCACTGAGGACTACGTCACCGATCCGCGCTTCGAGATCATTCTCGTTGGCATCAAGATCAACAACGAAGCGCCGTACTGGATCACTGGCACGAAGGCACAGATCGGCGCGCATCTTCACGAGCTACGCCTGCACGAGTGCGCGCTGCTCGCTCACAACATGATGTTCGATGGTTTGATCCTCGCACATCACTTCGGCATCTACCCTGCGATGTACTGCGACACGATGATGATGGCGCAGGCGCAGTTGAAGCCTTTCCTCCGCAGCATCTCGCTCGACTCGTGCCTGAAACACTTGGATCTTGGCATCCACAAAGGCACAGCCGTCTACAACATGGTCGGGCGCACGCGGCAATCNCTCACCAAGCNCGAGCTGGAGGAGTACGCCGACTATTGCATGACCGACGTGGAAGGTGAGTNNCGCCTGTTCAAGTATCTGGCCCCGCAATTCCCGCGCGACGAGCTGGAGATCATGGACATGACGCTGCGGATGTACCTGCAACCGCAGTTCGAGNTGGATGCCGACTTGCTCGCCGAGCTGCTTGCCGAAGTGCGTGCGAAGAAGGAGCAANCACTCAACTCACTGCCGGCAGATGTACAGAANGCGGATTTGATGTCGAACGTGAAGTTCGCCGATGTCCTGACGCGCTATGGCGTAGAAGTCCCGACGAAGATCAGTCCGACCACCGGACAAATCACATACGCGTTCTCCAAGACCGATCCCGCATGGAAAGAGCTGGAAGAGGAATGGGCAGACGATCCGGTCGTTGCGTCGATTCTCGCCGCGCGCATCTCGGCGAAGAGTACGTTGGAAGAGTCGCGCACGATGCGACTGCTTGACAGTGCGAAGCGCTACAAGAAATTCAGGGTGCCGTTGCGTTACTACGCCGCGCACACTGGCCGCTATGGCGGGATGGACGGCATCAACGTCCAGAACTTCCCTCGTATCGACAAGTCGCGCATGCGGTTTGCCCTTCGTGCTCCAAAAGGTCATGTGGTGCTGGCAGCGGACTTGGCTCAGATCGAGGCCCGCATCACAGCGTGGCTGGCCGGACAGAAGAATCTCATCGAAGGCTTCCGGAATCGCGAAGACATTTACAGCATGTTTGCCACAACGGCGTTCGGCATCGAGACGGTGAAGGACCGCTCGCCCGAGGACAAAAAGCGGCGCTTCGTCGGCAAGACGTGTATCTTGGGACTTGGTTTCGGCGTCGGTGCGGCGAAGCTCAAAGCGACGCTGCGCGCGGCGGGTATCTCACTGGATCTCGTCGAGTGCGAGCGTTTTGTGAACACGTATCGCACGCTGTATTCACGCATTCCGGGGCTGTGGCGGCATTTCGACAATCACTTGTCGATCATCTCGTCAGGTGCCGGCAAGGTGAAGGTCGGTCCAGTCACGCTCGCCAAACACTCGATCATCCTGCCGAACGGCATGGCGCTCGTGTACAACAACCTGCGGTACGTCGAGACTGACAAGTACATCGGGTGGGTTTACGACTTCGCTGGTGAAGTNCGCACGCTGTGGGGCGGCAAGGTTACGGAAAACGTGGTGCAAGCGTTGGCGCGTATCTTGATTATGCAATACATGTTGCAAATCAAGCACACGATTAAGCTTTACCCTGTGCTCCAACAGCACGATGAACTTGACTACATCGTACCGACTCAATACGCTGACAAAGTGGCGGCGGTGATCGGAAAGATCATGCGCGTCCCTCCGTCGTGGGCTCCGGACCTCCCCGTCGAAGTCGAGATCAACTACGGTCCTACTCTTGGTGATTGCAAATAAGGAACACAAATGCGAACTATCATCTCAGCGGCGCTCATGTTGCTTTCGACATCAGCACTGGCAACGAAACCTCATTCCCCCGACGCAAATGTCGAACCGACAGCAGTTGGCGTTGGGGTCGGAGTAGCCGATGCACGATCCACTTCCGTTTCCGGGGCTCATGTCTTTTCATCTAACACCAACACCAACACGCTCTCTCNNANACCAACACGCTCTCTCAGATCGCCGAAGGTGGCGCGGGCGGTGCGGCAAGTTCTAATTCAAGCGCACATGCAGAGGGTGGTGCTGGAGGCGCAGGCGGCGAAGGTGGTTCAGCAGATGTCAAGATCAACTCCACCTACCGCGCCGTCCGAAACGCCCCCTCCGTAGCACTCGGTAGTGTGTTCCCGACGGCAAGCTGCCAAGGGGGATTTGGGATCGGTGGCAGCGGTGTGAATGGCAGCGGGCTCCTCAACTTCAGCTTTACGAAGAAGGAATGTGAAACATTCTTGCTCGCACAGCACTTCATGTCGATCGGTATGCCTGACATCTCGTGCGAAATTCTGAAGACCACGAAGTCGTTCAAACGCGCGCTCAAGCAGTATCCCGAGTTGCGAACGCTGGTCGATTGTTCGCCGCCTGTGAATGTGACAACGGAGGCTGCGAAGCCCACCACGTCGGTAGCGCCTCCCGATATGTCGCAGTACGTGACGAAGGAAGAGCTGGATCGCGTGTTTCGAAAGACAGTCTCAAAATGAAGGTCAACCTGTGAAACCATTCGCTTGGTCCTACTCGGCACTGACGACATACGAGCTGTGTCCGAAGAAGTATTACCATCTCTACGTCGCGAAGGACGTGAGGGACATCGACAGCTCCTTCTCTGCGGACGGCAAGATCGTTCATGATGCGATGAGGGCGCGCGTGATCGACGGCAAGCCGCTGCCACTCAACCTGCGACACTATGAGAAGATCGCAGCGAAGTTCGCCGCCGCGCCCGGTGAGAAGCATGGCGAGATGAAGCTCGCGATCAATCGCAAGTTCGAGCCTTGCGACTATTTCGCGCCCGATGTGTGGGTGCGCGTGATCATCGACCTCGCGATCGTGCAGGGCGACAGCGCGATCGTCGTTGACTGGAAGACCGGCAAGGTGAAAGATGATCCGACGCAGATGGCGCTGAACGCTGCCGTACTGGCCCGCTGGATGCCAGAGATCGGGCTGTTCAAGACGCTGTATGTATGGCTTCAGTCAAACAACCTCACGCCGAAGAACTACACCGTTAGTAAGTTCGCGGCTGTGTGGAATGATTTGCTGCCACGTGTGGCAAAGATCGAGGAAGCACGGAAGACGACTACGTTTCCGGCGAAGCAAGGTCCGCTCTGCGGTTGGTGCCCGGTGAAGTCATGCCCACACCACGTCGAACGATCGCAGGAGTAGTCAACGTCTTATTCGCCGAGCTTCAACGCGTGGCGAAGCAGGAAGGCCCTGAGGGCGAGTATTTGCTCTCGATGTCTGACATCACGGCGGACTACATTAAGAGGCGGCAGGCGATCAAGGCCGAGCTGCTGTTCATGAACAAAGTCGTTTGGAAACAGGAGATCCCGATTTCGGAGCTTGACGTGATGACAATGGAATACGGTCGCCTCAAGGAGAAAATCACTGCCGTCATGCGCGCGAACTTATCGCTCGTGGCACAGCTGCACTTCGCCCGTTTGGAGCAGTTGTTCCCCAAAGCGATCAAAGACGTTCACATAAACTACGACCCGGATAAGCACACGAAAGTCGTCGTGGTCGAGTTCAAGAACGGGTACGTGGCGGAAGCGCCCGAGGCTGAGGCGAAGACCGATCTATTTACGGCGCGCTGCGCCATGCTGTACGACTTGCCGCCGCTATGAGTACTCCTGAATCGAAGGTTAAAAAGCGCGTGAAGGCGTTGCTCGATAAACATCACGCGTGGCACAACTGGCCGGTGCCGATGGGTTATGGCGTACCGATGCTCGATTGCGTCGGCTGTCACCGTGGGCGCTTCTTCGCGATCGAGACCAAGGCTGAGGGTGAAACTCTGACGCCCCGCCAAGAGTTCACGAAGTCGCAGATGGAAGAGGCCGGCGCTCGCGTGTTCGTCATCATAGGATCGAACGACGAGCGCAATCCGGATACGTGGCAGGGGTGGCGCGAGCTGACGCTGTGGCTTATCGACGGTGATGATCCATACGTGAATCGAGACGAATGAACGCGATCGTCAGCGCCAAACACAAGGTATTCGCGATTCCCTTCGATCAGGGACTCGCGAACCTCATACCGTCCGCGAAGCCGTTCGAGCATCCGCAGCTCGGCTCGATGCTGCTCGTTCCACACACGCGTGATACAACTCGACTCGCGCGCAACATGGGACATGCGACGCCCGCGCCGATCCTCACGCAGTACGACTGGAATGGCGACACGCCTTTCAAGACGCAGATGATCACGGCTGCAATGCTCACGATGCATTCGCGCGCATTCGTACTCTCCGAAATGGGCACGGGCAAGACGCGCGCCACGCTCCATGCCGCGAACTTTCTCATGCGCACGGGAGACGTGCGTCGCGCGCTCGTCGTTGCGCCGCTTTCGACATTGGTACACGTGTGGGATCGAGAGATCTTTCGTTACTTCAATCATCTCTCAACAGGTGTGCTACACGGCACGAGGGCACAGCGGCTGAAGGTGCTCGCGCAAGATAAAGACATCTACATCATCAATCACGACGGTGTGGAAACGATCCTCCCCGAGCTGCTGGCGCGGGAAGACATCGACCTCGTAATCATCGACGAGCTGGCGGCATTTCGAAATGCACGCACCGATCGTTGGAAGGCGCTCAACCTACTAGTCAACGGCGGCATGCGCAAAGGCTCCACGGTGCCGGTCGCAGCGAAGCCGTTCGCGTGGGGGCTCACCGGCTCACCGACGCCGAACGAACCTGCGGATGCGTGGGGGCAGTGTCGGCTCCTTGCGCCTCACAGAGTGCCGCCGTACTTCAAGCAGTTCAAACGTATGACGATGACGCAGGTCTCGCAGTTCAAGTGGGTTCCGAGGCCCGAGGCGAACGAAATCGTCTACGACGCGATGCAGCCAGCGGTGCGATTTAAGCGAGACGATTGTGTCGAGCTTCCCGAGACGAGTTATCAGAATCGCCCAGTGCAACTCTCTGCCCGACAGCAGCAGGTATACAACGACCTGATGAAGAAGCTGAAGCTCGGCTTCCAAGAAGGCACGGTGACGGCTGCCAACGAGGGCGTGTTGTTCTCGAAGTTGCTTCAGATCACGTGTGGGTGGGTTTATACAACCGATCGTAGAATCGTCCACCTAGAC